AATATGTTATCAAGGCGGCAAGCGTTTCCAAGTTCGGCGCAGGTTTCTTTGACCAACTCAATTCCGGCCAGATGCCACAAGGCGCAGGGGGCGGCGGTGGTGGCGGGGTGTCGATCGATGCCGGCATCATGGAATCATTGACGCCAGGGTTTTTCCTGGGCGGTATCATCAAGGGTATCGTTAATGTTGTTAAAGGCGTTGTGAATGCGATCAAAAATGTAATCAAGAGCGTCATCGATATTGTCAAAGACATTGTCGGAGCGGTAACAGATGCGGTCAGAGGGTTGGTCGAAGGTATCATGAGCGGCGACTTGGCAACCCTGATTGGCGTTGCCTCGATGTTCATCTTACCTGGCGTTGGCGGGGCCATCGCATCAAACCTGGCAAGCGGAAGCGGGTTCATCAACGCGGTCACGACCGGCATCGCAGAATCCTTTTCAGCCGGCATCCTGGGCGGTGGTTCACTGACATCGATCGCAACCTCGGTTGGCGTTGAGGCCGCAAAAGGCGCTTTGACCGATGGCCTCTCGGGAGCATTGTCCGACAAGTTCATGGACATCACCGGCGGCATGGGGCGTTCGAAGGGATCATATGCTCAAGGTCGAGCCGATAGTTTTGGAACCCTTTACAATCAATCAGCGCCATATCTGGCCGCTATGACAGGGGCAAACGTCCACGGCGGCGACAATGTGCGAGTTGGTGAACGTGGGCCTGAGATGTTCATTCCTGGGCGCGATGGCACCATTGCACCGATCAAGGGCAACGCATCGGAGCTAATCGGTGCGGTGAATGATATGAAACAGGAAATCATCACCTTGCGCCGGCAAATGAGCCGGATGATGTCAGCGGGTGCATTGGCGGGGGCGCGTTCATAATGGTCGCAACAACTCTCGCGCAACTTGTTGCCAATCCATATGCGAAAAAGAAATATCTCTTGATCGTCAAACCCTACAATGTCGCAACGTCAACCGAGTTGGCGTTGTACTATTCTGGCGAGGGTTTTGTCACTGAGCCAACAGATACACCGGCGAACACTTTGTTCGATGCCAGATTGGTTGAGCCGATTTCATTCTCGAGGTCGATGTTTTCCTCGGGCAAGATCGGTGGTTTCTCACAGCCTGGTTTCGGCGAGATCGTGATGGCAAACGCCGATGGCGGTCTCGATGATTGGGCGGGTTATGCCTGGGATGGCCGTTCGGTTGAAATTCGCGTTGGTGAGGCCGGCGCGGATTTGCAGTATTATTTCACCATTTTCCAGGGCCAATCGCATTCGATCGAGTTTGATGATTTATATATCCGGATCATTTTGCGGGACGATCAGAATGATTTTGTGGTCGATTATCCGGACACACTTTACGCCGGCACCGGTGGCAATGAGGGTTCAAGCGATCTGGCGAATCAGCCAAAGCCGCATTGCTATGGCGAGGTTTACAACATCGAGCCGGTGTTGGTGGATTCGGCAAATTACGTTTACCAGGTGCATGATGGGCCGATCGAGGCCATAAGCGCGGTTTACCAGGGCGGCGTTGCGTTGACCTTAACCACCGATTACACGGTCGATCTGAGCAATGGGCGTTTCACCCTGGTTGCAGCGCCAACCGGCATCATAACGGCCGATGTGAAGGGGTCAAAGCCTGGGGGAACTTACCTCGAAAGCGCGGCCGATATTATTCAGCATATTGTCGAGGATCACGCCGGCTTTACTTATCCAGGGGATTTCGACACGGCATCATTCACCGCGTTGGAAACCGCCAATTCCTCGGCCTTGGGCGTTTACGATCGAGACATGACCACAGTCGCGGATGTCCTGGATCGGATCATCAACACGGTTGGCGGGTTTTATGGGTTCGATCGCGATGGCAAATTCCAGGTCGGCAGAGTTGAGTTGCCAACCGGCGCAGCGGATGCCGAATTTGATTCGACCAACATCATCGAGATCACCCGAATGGCATCGGCGGTTCCGAATTACCAGGTTCGGGTTGATTACAAGAAAAACTATCGGGTGATGAATGAGAGCGATTTCGACGCCTCGATCACATCGGCGCAACGTGATTATCTGGTTCGAGATGCAGATATTGAGATCGCCACCGACACCGCCATTCAAACGCCATATCCAAATTCCATTGCGTTGATCGTCAACTCTTTCTTTGCCGGTTCATCGGCGGCATCGACCGAAGCGACCAGGTTGTTGACTTTATACAAAACACAGCGGGATTTTTATCGAATCCTGGTAAAAACTCAGCCTTACACTTTGAAGCTGAATGATGTGGTAAAAATCACGTTTAATCGCTATAATCTCGGCAGCGGCAAATTGTTCCGAGTGATCTCGATCGTTGAGGATGCGGCGAACAACGAGGTCGAATTGGAATTGTGGGGTTAAGCGATGTCGAATATGATAATTTCATCAACGAACTATTCCGACAAGGGAACTTTGACGGTTGATGATGAGGTTGCGACATTGCCGGCCTCTAACTTGCAAGACCAACAAATCGTAAAGGTTTGGCGAAACACTCAAACATCGGCGCAAATCGATGTTGATTTCGGTCAGCAACGCATCACTGAGTTCATGGCGTTGATCCGGCATAATATATCGCAAACCGGAACGATCCGGTGGCGTTTATCTACAGTCGCGGATTTTGCCACAACGGTTTATGATTCCGGCACAATCGATGCCTGGCCGATCGTCGAGGAATTTGGGACATTGCCTTGGGGCGTGTTTCAATGGGGCGGTCGATTGAATCCCGAGGTTGCGGCCGAATACACGGTTTCGTCGTTTGATGTTCTATCATCGGCAGTTCAAGCGCGTTATTTGCGCATCGACATTTCCGATCCATCTAACTCGGATGGATATTTGCAAGCTGGGCGTTTGATCGCTGGGCCGGCATATCGGCCATCGGTGAATTATGCCAATGGCGTTCAATTTGAATTTGTGGATGAATCGCGGGTCACGAAATCTCGCGGTGGTCAAACCTTTGTTGATGAGGTCGAGCGTTATCGCGTGATGAGGTTCGAATTGATTAACTTGCCAGAGAACGAAATATTCGGGAACGTGTTCAATCAGATTGACAGATCGCGCGGTATTTCCAAAGATATTCTCATCATTCCGCAACCGGCAGACGCATCAACATGGATCACGCAAAATATTTATGGTAGGATCAGGCAAACTCAACCGATCACCAATTCGGCCTTGGACTATTACGGCCGATTGATTGAGGTTGAGGAGCTAATTTAAGAGGAACGCAAAATGGCATATCCGGTCACACTAAACGGTCGCACTTATACCCTGGCAGATTTCGAGGGGGTAAATTACGTTGAAGGGTTGCCGGATGCGTTCGAGGATTTCGTCACTCACGCCGGCGATATTTACAACGACACATCGACAACCTCGAACTCGATCGGCACCGGCTCGAAAACGTTCACGGTTTCATCGGGCAAACCGTATCAGGCGGGAACGCCATTGCGAATTGCGGATGCGGCGGCACCGGCAACCAATTTCCTCGATGCGGTTGTGACCTCTTATTCCGGAACGACCCTGGTTGTCGAGGCGGTTGGATATGGCGGCTCTGGAACGAAAACATCCTGGACGGTGAACATCGGTGGCGCAAAAACCATTGATGGCACTCTGGGCGTCTCTCAGGGCGGCACAGGGGCCACCACAGCGGCGGCGGCACGAACCAACCTGGAAACATATTCGAAGACAGAGGCGGATTCCCGTTTCTTGAATGTTTCCGGCGAGGCGTCCGATGTTAATATGACCGGCAATGTTACGATCGGTGATGCGGCGGCGGATTCATTGACGGTGAATGCGGATGCGACATTCAACGCGGATTTGTCAGTCCATGGCGGCACAATCAAGCTGGAAGGCGATTTCCCGATTTCATCAAACAATGTTGGTTTGGGCGGCAATACATTGTCATCAATAACGACCGGGATAAGAAATACGGCAATCGGTTCTCAGGCATTAAATTCGGCAACATCGTCAGGACGCAACACCGCGATTGGATATGCGGCAATGAACGCGGTGACGGATTCGGGGAATTACAACACCACAGTTGGATCAAATTCTTTGCAAGATTTGACCACAGGGGATTACAACGTGGCCCTGGGGTACGAGGCGGGCCACGCAACAACGTCCGGGTCAAATTCTGTATTTATTGGGGCCGAATCAGGCAAGGCAACCACAGTCGGAGGGGCGCAAGTCGCGATTGGTTATCAAGCATTGGCGACAAATACGATCGGGAACAACAACATCGCTATTGGCTATCACGCAATGCAAGCCGCCGATGGCGCGGATCGCAACATTGCCATTGGTTTATATTCACTGAAAAACTTAACTTATGTAAGCAGTACAGACACTTACAATGTGGCCGTTGGCTATCAAGCGATGGAGACAGCGACAAGCGGCGTTGCGAACACAGCGATTGGCGCACGCGCCTTGCTTTCCTCGACCACCGCCAGCAACAACACTGCTGTTGGGTATCAAGCGGGGTATAGTAATACTACTGTCCTTCAGAACGTAGCTATTGGCGATAATAGCCTCTACAGCAACACTACCGCCTCTTACAACAATGCCGTTGGACGTGCTGCTCTTTACTCCAACACAACAGGTGCAAATAACACGGCTATGGGTCATCAGGCGTTGCAAGGCAACACCACCGCATCCAACAACACTGCTGTGGGGTATCAGGCTGGTTATAACATTACCACAGGTTCCTATAATGTGGGGGTTGGCTTTAATTCTTTGCGTGGATCAGCCGCAGGGATGACTGG